GAGAAGAACAAGCACAAGTATCGGCACACCCGTCGATGCGAAATGAAGGGGATAACCGTCGAGCAATACGACGAACTCATGGCCCGGCAGGACGGCAAGTGCGCGATCTGCGAGCGGGAGTTCGGCGACGATTGGAGCGTGAAGCCCCGGATCGACCACTGCCACGAGATCGGCAAGGTCCGGGGGCTTTTGTGCAACTGGTGCAATCGGGCGCTCGGCTTCTTCAGTGACAGCCCCGACATGCTGGAAAAAGCAGCGAGATACATTCGTGACCATACACACGCTCTTTGATAGCCTCGAAAGCATGATCGTCCAGACGGCCGAAGGCGTTCGGCCGCCGGAGCGTCTGACGGTCAGCGAGGCCGCCGAGAAGTATCGCAAGCTCAACAACCCCGGAGCCTATGTCGGTCCGTGGTTGAACGAGATGGCCCCGTATCTGGTGGAAGTGCAGGACGTGCTTTCCAGCGTCTCGCACACCGGCATGATCTTCGCCGGGCCAGCGCAGTGCGGCAAAGCTCTCGCGCTTGATACTCCGATACCAACGCCCTCCGGCTGGACGACGATGGGTGCCCTGCGGGTCGGAGACGTAATTTTCGGCCGAGACGGGAAGCCGTGCCGAGTCACTTTTGCAACCGAAGTGCAGTATGGCCGAGAGTGTTTTGAGATCGAGTTTGGGAACGGCGAAAAAATAGTCGCGGATGCCGATCATAATTGGTCGTGCAGAAGCTATCGAGACGGCCGTGACCCGACGAAAGTTCGAACCACTCGGCAGATCGTGGAGCACGGCAAGCCTGTTGTGGTTCCTTTGGGAGAGCCGTTGAATTTACCTGAAGCCGAGTTGCCGGTAGACCCGTATGTCATGGGTGCTTGGCTCGGTGACGGTCATTCCTACGGAGCGAGGATATACGCGGCCGCAAAAGACGCCGAGGAAATGCGAGCGAATCTCGGGATAGAAACTCGCGTTCATATTGATGGCAAGGGGCTGGCGGTGATTGCCCTTTCGTCGAAAAGGCATACGCCCGGTCGCGGGGGTAAGCCCGTCGGTGTTTCGGCGGGCTTACGGTCAGTTGGTCTTGGGCGCGGGGAGGCCAAGGTCATTCCGGGGCAGTATTTGCGGGCGTCTATTACGCAGCGTATGGCGCTTTTGCAGGGACTCATGGACACCGATGGCACGATTGACAAACGGGGCCGGTGCGAGTTCACCGCGAAGCATTTAGCCTTAATCGAAGGTTTTTGCGATTTGTTGACCGGCCTCGGGTACGCCTACCGTCGTCGTGTTCGAAAGGTCCGGGGTCGAGATTACCATTACGTCGCCTTCAGCCCTCGTGGGGAAGAAACTCTTTTTCGGCTCGGACGCAAGCAGGAGCGCACGGGGGCTGTTGAACGTCGGCCGATACGGCAATCACAAACCGCAATGCGAAGGATTACCCCGGTTCCGAGCGTCCCGGTCCGATGTATCACTGTAGACAGCCCGGATCGGCTTTTCGTTGTCGGTCGTCGAGGGGTAGTAACGCATAACACCGACATCTTCCTCAATTGGCAGACCTACTCCGTCGTGTGCGATCCGGCGGACATGATGCTGATCCAGACATCGCAGACCACGGCGCGCGACTTCTCGATCCGACGGATCGACCGCCTGCACCGGCACACGCACGAAGTCCAGCAGCGCCTCATTCAGCGCCGCGACGCCGACAACACCTTCGACAAGCAGTACGCGAACGGGATGCTCGTCACCCTGTCGTGGCCGACGATCAACGAACTCTCCGGCAAGCCGATCCCGCGCCTGTGGCTGACGGACTACGACCGCATGGATCAGGACGTGGACGGTGAAGGCTCGCCCTACGATCTGGCGAAGAAGCGCGCGACGACCTTCGGCTCGCACGGTATGTGCGCGGCGGAATCGTCGCCCGGTTTCGTGGTCGAAAATCCGAAGTGGATGCCGTCGTCGAAGCACGAGGCCCCGCCGACCAAGGGCATCCTGTCGCTCTACAATCGCGGCGACCGGCGGCGCTGGTACTGGCGGTGCGTGCATTGCCAGCAGCCCTTCGAGCCCGATTTCTCGCTCATGCACTGGCCCGACACGAGCGACTTCATGGAGGCCGCCGAGATGGCGACCATGAAGTGCCCGTTCTGCGAGATGGACTACCACCACGATCCCATGGACGGGATGCCGGGCAAGTACGAGATGAACATCAACGGCCGGTGGATCAAGGACGGTCAGGTCTGGATGCCGGACGGCTCGGTCGAGGGTCGGGGCATCCGGTCGGACATTGCCTCGTTCTGGCTGAAGGGTGTGGCGGCCGCGTTCGCCTCGTGGAAGACCCTCGTGTTCAACTACCTGACGGCCGAGGCCGAGTACGAGGCCAACGGCTCGGAAGAGGCCCTGAAGACGACGGTCAACACCGATCAGGGGATGCCCTACACCCCGAAGTCGCTGGCGTCGGATCGACTGCCGGAGGAACTGAAGAACCGAGCCAAGCCCCTCGGCCAGCGCGAAGTGCCGCCGGGCGTCCGCTACCTTTCGGCCAGCGTGGACGTGCAGAAGAACCGCTTTGTCGTGCAGGTCCACGGGACCGGCGTCGGTAAGGATGTCTGGATCATCGACCGGTTCGAGATCAAGAAGTCGAAGCGCGTGGACGAAGACGGCGAGCGCCTGTGGGTGAATCCGGGTGCGTATCCCGAGGACTGGAAGCTGCTGGTCGAGGAAGTCATTCTGAAGACCTACCCGCTGATGGACGGCTCCGGCCGCCACATGGCGATCAAGCTCGTCACCTGCGACTCGGGCGGTAAAGAGGGCGTCACCACCAACGCCTACGACTTCGTTCGCTGGCTTCGCAAAGGGGATGACCCGGAGATCGACACCGACGGCGAGCAGGGCGACTATCGGTGGGAGCCGGGGCTGGCGCAACGCTTCCTGCTGGTCAAGGGTGCGAGCACGAAGGGTGCGCCGCGCGTGGCCGTCAGCTTCCCGGACAGCCAGCGCAAGGATCGTTCGGCCGGGGCACGCGGGGAAATCCCGGTGCTCATGATGAACACCAATCTGCTGAAGGATACGCTCGACAAGATGCTGGACCGCACCGATCCGGGCGGTGGCCGCATCAACTTCCCGGACTGGCTGGACGACAACTTCTTCACCGAGCTTACGGTCGAAGTGAAGGACGCCAACAAAGGCTGGCTGAATCCCCGGAAATATCGTAATGAGAGTTGGGACTTGCTCGTGTATTATCTCGCCGGATCGTTGACGAAGCTGGTGGGGCTAGAGCATATTAATTGGGATCAGCCGCCGGGATGGGCTGAAGAGTGGGACCAGAACGATCTAGTCTTCAACCCGGTGGAGCAGGAAAAACCGTTCGCGGCAGAAGTAAAGCGCAAAAGCAGCTTGTCGTCTCTCGCGGATAACTTGGCGTAGGGACCGATGGCACTCACTGCTGAAGAACGCGCTCTTCTCGAAACACGGCTCACGGATGCCGAGGCGCAACTGCATCTGGTCCTCACGGGCCAGTCGGCGCGCGTCTTCGTTGACCAAAACGGGGAGCGCATCGAATATACTGCTGCCAATGCGAATCGCCTTCAGGCGTATATCGCGAACCTGAAACTTCAGCTTGGCAAGCTCAAGATCGCGGGGCCGATGCGGGTATGGTTCTAGTCGCACGCAAAGAATCGAGCACGGCCGAAGTGCTCAACGACCTTTTCAGCCTTGTCGGGACGCCCGGCAAGGATTTCGCGTTTGGCGGGGCCTACGACGGCGCTGCCCGATTCGACAAGCAGCTTGCGGGCTGGACCCCGCCGCTCAATTCGGCCGATCTGGACATCCTGCCGGACAAGGAACTGCTGGACGCGCGCACTCGCGACAGCATGAGGAACGACGCCTACATTCAGGGCGGCGCGACCATCCACAAGGACGGCATCGTCGGATCGCTCTACTTCCTCAACTCGAAGCCGGATTGGGAAACCCTCGGCTTCACCGAGGCGTGGGCTGAAGAGTTCCAGCGGGAAGTCGAAGCGAAGTTCACCCTTTGGGCCGAGAGCCCGCGCAAGTGGGTGGACGCGGCGCGGCAGAACACCTTCACGTCCATGATCCGGCTTGGCGTCGGCGTCTACACGCAGGGCAGCGAAGTGCTGGCGACTGTCGAGTGGCTGCGCGACAAGGGCCGCGAGTTCAACACGGCGATCCAGATGGTCGATACCGACCGACTCTCGACGCCGACCGAGCTTCAGTGGGACGAGAACGTCCGAGGCGGCATCCGAATGAACCAGTTCGGAGCGCCGCAGTCTTACTTCATCCGGGTCCGGCACCAGCACGACATCGGCCTGTGGCGCGGCATGGGCGCGTACCAGTGGAAGGAAATTCCGGCCGAGAAGCCTTGGGGCCGCCAGCAGGTCATCTTCATCCGCGAGCAGCAGCGCGTGGACCAGACGCGCGCGGTCGCCGATATGGTGGCCGGTCTGAAGGAAATCGCGATCACCCGGAAGTTTCGGGACGTGACCCTTCAGAACGCCGTGGTCAACGCCATGTACGCGGCCTCCATCGAGTCGGAGCTTCCGCCCGAGGCGGCCTATGCGCAGCTTGGCGGCGGCGATGTCGGATCAGCGATCACCAGCTATGCCGAAGCCTACCTGTCGGCCGTGAACGAGTACGTCGGCTCGTCGAAGCACATGAAGATCGACGGCGTGAAAATCCCGCACCTGTTCCCCGGCACGAAGCTGCAACTGCGGCCTGCGGGCTCGCCGGGCGGCGTCGGTCAGGACTTCGAGCAGTCGCTTCTCCGCTACATCGCGGCGTCGCTCGGCGTGTCCTATGAGGAACTGTCGCGGGACTACACCAAGACCAACTATTCGTCCGCTCGCGCAGCCATGGCGAACACTTGGAAGTTCATGCAGTCGCGGAAGAAGATCGTCGCCGACGCCATGGCGAACGCGATCTTCCGCCTGTGGCTGGAAGAGGCGATCAACAAGAACATGCTTCGGTCCTTCCCGGCGAACGCTGCCGGGATGCTCTACACCGACGGCGTGCTCAACCTCATGTTCGAGGCCCTGTGTCAGTGCGATTGGATCGGCGCGGCTCGCGGCCAGATAGACGAATTGAAGGAAACGCAGGCGGCGGTGCTGCGGATCAAGTACGGCCTCTCGACGCACGAGGACGAGCTTGCCCGGCTCGGCAAGGACTGGCGCAAGGTCTACGCGCAGTTGGAGCGCGAGGCCAAGGAACGCGAAGCCCGCAACATCGTGCTCTACGAGGACAACGGCACGAATGCCGCCTCCGGCACGGCTCGTGAAAGCGACAGCGGCGAGAAGGACACGGGAGACAAAGATGCCGAATAACAACCGCCCGCTGCTGGAACAGATCACGCAATCGCCGCTGCTGATCAGCGCCTCGTCCGAGGGGCTGTTTCAGGCGTCCATCGCCCACGTCCTTCAGTCGGAGCACGCGGCCGCGATGCTCGACGACGCGGTACTGGCGAGCGACGACGATGACTTCTGGCCGCGCGACAACAACGACTGGCGGTCGGCCTATCGCCCCTACAACGTCAAGGACGGCGTGCTCCAAATCCCGGTCATGGGCGTCTTGCTCAACCGCTTCCCCTACCAGTTCGGCCGGTGGGCGACCGGCTATGCCTATATCGAGAAGGCGATGCAGCGAGGGCTCGCCGACGGCAACGTCAAGGCCATCGCCTTCGTGTGTGATTCCCCCGGCGGCGAAGTGGCAGGCTGCTTCGAACTGGTGGACAAAATCTTCGAAGCGCGCGGCACGAAGCCGATGCGGTCGTTCGCGGCTGACCACGCCTACTCGGCGGCATACGCGATCTTCTCGTCCACCGGGAAGGGCAACGGCTCGGTCACGCGCTCGGGGGGCGTCGGTTCTATCGGCGTCGTTACCGCCCATGTCGAGTACAGCGAAATGCTCAAAGACATGGGGATCAAAGTCACCTTCATCTTCGCGGGTGAGCATAAGGTGGATGGCAACGCCTATGAAAAATTGCCGGACAGTGTAAAGTCCCGTATCCAAGAGCGAATCAACCGTATATACGGTGTGTTCACTTCTACGGTTGCGCGCAACCGCTCCATGGACGAGAAGGCGGTCAGGGACACGAAGGCCCTGACATACGACGCCAACGACGCCATCGACGCGGGGCTGGCGGATCGGATCGGGGCGCTCGACGAAGAGATGGTGATCTTCTCCGAAGAAGTCGCCGCAGCAGAGGATGAACAAATGGCTGACAAGACCACCACCACGACCGACGCGAAGACCGTCGATCAGGCCACTCACGAGGCCGCCGTCGCCAACGCACAGACGACCGGTGCGAAGGCCGAGAAGGATCGCATCAAGGCCATTCTGGCCTGCGATGAAGGCAAGGCTCGCCCCAAGGCGGCCATGTCTTGCGCGATGAACACCGATATGTCGCTCGACGCGGCCAAGGCGTTCCTCGCTGATCTGCCCGAGGAAAAGGCCGAGGCTCCGGCCAAGACCGAAACCGAGGGCAAGGACAAGGCCAAGACCGAAGACAAGGGCAAGCCTGCCGCCAGCGGCAAGACGCCTTTCGAAGCGGCCATGGACAAGTCCGACAACCCGAACGTCGGGGCAGACGCGGGCGACGACGATGAAGGCGCGGGCGACGACGACAAGGCGTCCATGTCGATCCTCGCCGACTACGCCGGGGCGACCGGTCGCAAGGCGAAAGCCAAGACCGCCGCCTGATCGTCAACCAAGCCGCGAGGGGATGTCCTCGTAGTCGAAACATTCATGGGAGCCTATCATGGCACAGGATAACACCATCCCCCTCGGCAAGCCGGGCATTGCCTCGTTCGAGTCCGAGTCTTGGGGAAACCACGCCGAACTTCTGTTCGGTGACACCCCGGCCGTCGCCACGCAGGTCAAGACTGTCCTCGCTGGCGGGGCCATCGACTTCCCGCTCGGTCAGGTCGTGAACATCGACCCGGACGACGGGACCATCACCGCTGCTGCCGTCACGACCGGTGTGTCCAATGCGACGCACATTCTGGCCGCACCGCTCGTCATGGCGAACGGTGAGTCCTTCGACGTGCCGGTCTTCGTCGCGGGTCACTTCCGTCAGCAGGCGCTCACGTTCGCCGCGTCCTTCAATACGGACGCGCTGAAGCAGAACGCCTTCGTCGGATCGGACACGCCGATGATCCTGATCAGCAAGGCGAAGTACGTGGACGACGCGATCTCGGTCTAACCGGGATCGCATCGCCCTCAACGGCAACTCTACGAGGACAACAGAAATGGCTATCGGTCAGACCCTCTATTCCACGGCAGCACTTCTCGGCGTCATGCGTGACGACGAGGCGATGCAGCCCCCGTCGAGCTACTGGCTCGACCTCGCATTTCCGAACATCATCACCTTCGAGGAAGAGTACATCGACTTCTCGAAGCTGACGGATACCCGGAAGATCGCCCCGCTCGTCGTCCCGACGGCGCAGGGCCGCCCGATCTACTCGGAGGCCGAGAATGTGTCGCGCGTCAAGCCCGCCTACGTGAAGCCGAAAGACCCCGTGTCCGCTTCCCGTATGATCCAGCGCGCGGCTGGCCTCGGCGAACTCAACGTCAACTCCAACTGGTCGCCGCAGCAGCGCTACAACGCCATCGTGGCCGACATCCTGCGCACCCATCGCCGGGCTATCGAGCGCCGGTGGGAATGGATGGCGGCACAGGCCGTCATCTACGGGCAGGTCACGCTCGAAGACGAAGCGTACCCGAAGACCGTCGTGGACTTCGAGCGCGCTGCCGGGCACTCGATCACCCTCGGCTCGGGCTCCCGTTGGGGCGATGCCGGTGTGTCGATCCTCGGCAACGTCGAGACGTGGAAGAAGACGGTTCGCGACGCCGCGTTCGGCGGTCCGACGAACCGCCTGACCGTCGGCTCCGAAGCGTGGGAAGTCATGCGTCAGGACGACGAGATTCGCGAACTGCTGAAGGTGGACTTCCGGCCGTCGAACAACGGTCTGGCGCTCAACCTCGGCATCCGCGAAGGTCTGGACGTGGAGTTCGTCGGTCGCCTGTCCGGCACCACCGATGTCTACGTCTACTCGGACTACTACCATGACGCGGACGGCTCGGTCGTTCCCTTCATGGACCCGCGCGATGTCGTGCTGACCGGCCCGAACATCCGTGGCGTCCGCTGCTTCGGCGCGATTCAGGACATCGACGCGCAGCTTCAGGCGATGGCGATGTTCCCGAAAATGTGGAAGCAGGAAGACCCGTCGGCGACCTTCATCATGACGCAGAGCGCTCCGCTCATGGTGCCGGTCAACCCGAACGCTTCGCTCCGCGCCCGCGTCGTGGCGTAATCCCCAAGGCCCGGTTCGCCGGGCCTTGGCCTTCGGCGGCCTCCGGGTCGCCGACCCTCATTCCCCAAGTGCAGCCGCCAACAGGAGTAGACCAATGGCAGACAAGCAGAAGGTGATCGCCGTGACGGTGATCCATCGCACCTTGGAACCGGGCAAGCCCGCAGACAAGGCCAAGGGCGTCTCGGCCACCCGTCCGAAGATGCAGGTCATTCAGCCGAAGACCGTCTTCATGACCCGCGACAAGGACGAGTTCGACGAACTCATGGAAGCCGGTGCGATCCGCCTGCCCGAGAAGGGCGAGAAGATCGAAGTGGACATCGAGAACGCCGTCGTCGGCGATGGCGATGACACCACGACCAAG